GTATGAAATAAAATACAAAAAGATAGAATTAAAATTATGTGTAACTTGTTGATAGTCAGATAGTTACAAGAATTTACAAACAATATAAACCAACAATTTAGAATTGTCAAAAAAATAGAAATTTTTGGTAGTTTATATAGTGTAAACTAACATAATTTGTCCTATCTTTTCAAAACAGACCCCCACACCCCTATATAGCCATAAATCAGCGCGGTAGTCACCTCATCTAAAAATTTTTTCTTCCGATTTTTTTCTTCTCTTGTAAAATAAACTTACTTCACTCAAAGAATGAATATTTATTCAACTCCTTTTTTCGGTCTGTTTTTAATATAACGTTTAGATTTTGAGATTATTGTCTTGGTATCAAAAAGGTGTATATCTATCCTGAATTTGGTAGCACGTTAATAATGTATAAAAATACCCTATATATAAAGGTTTGTGCATATTTATACTGATATTTTTACTATATTTGTAATATCAATCTTGATGATGTCCTGTATTGTTAGGGCGTTTCGAGATATACATTTATTGCGCAAATCCCAGTGTTTATCGGGGTTTATCCGCAACCGAAAGCTTTAAAAAATGAACATTTAGATACATATATATGGAAAATGGTTTAGCGATAGATACATTGCATGGTCAGTTGATCGAATTATCAAGGTCTCCCAAGTACGGCTTTGACAGGTTCAGATGTGACTGGGGAAGGACTAATTCTGAGAAATATAATGGTCTCAAGATAGATTTCAGCAGATCCATCAGGAGTCTTGCAAGGGACACTCCTGTAAAGTACTACGAGAAGGACGGTCATTATTATATGTTCAACGGAAGGATATACGAACCTGTTCCCAACATTGTTCTTGAACAGGCTTACCAGATGTTGCTTTCGGATTTGTACATTGCTCCGGTTGCATTCCAGGCGAATATAAGGAACGACTGTTTCATGAAGGTCATCCAGAGTTTCAACATTCTGCGACCTACCTTTGATATTGTAGCATTCAACAATGGTGTCGTCGATTTCGGTATAGGCGGAAACGCAAAACCTGTTGTCATGCCTTTCTCTCCGGAGTATCATGTGACATACTACCATCCTTATGATTTCAATCCGAATGCCAAGTGCAACAGATGGATGAACTTCCTGCACGAGGTTCTTCCCGACAAGACGTCAAGGACTATACTCCAGATGTTCCTCGGCCTCGGTCTTACCCAGAGAGGTGCTGCATACAACTACAATAACGATGCCCACTATTCCAAGATAGAGCTTTGCCTCCTTCTCATAGGAAGCGGAGCAAACGGTAAGAGTGTCGTGTTCGATGTCGCATGTAACCTGTTCGGTCCCGAGAAAATCAGCAAGATGGATTATGCCGAGCTTACTGCTGACGGCGACGAGGGAATGAGAGGAAGGTATCCTATAAGGAATGCCATCTTCAACTGGTCGTCTGATTCCGACCCGAAGAAGTTCGGAAGAAAGAATACCGGTATGTTCAAGAGGCTTGTGAGCGGTGAGCCTGTTCCTGTGAGAGGATTACAGAAGAACGTGTCGGACATCAACTCCATTCCCTACCTCATCTTCAACCTCAACGACCTTCCTCTCTCCGATGATGCTTCACTCGGTTTCGTGAGAAGACTCCAGTACGTGAGCTTCGATGTTACCATTCCGAAGGAGAGGCAGGATCCGGACCTGGCGATGAAGATTATCAAGGAGGAGCTGAGCGGTGTGTTCAACTGGGTTTACAGGGGCGCGCAGGAACTCAGGAAGAGGAAGTACATGTTCCCTGCGGCAGAGGGAAGCAAGAGGCAGCTTCTTATGTCGCTTCTCGGAAGCCAGCCTGTCGTGGCATGGGTTCGTGCTTACGGAATGAGGTCCTATGCTGCTGCGAAGGGTGAGATTTTCCTGTGGCTCGGAGCGCAGAAGCTCTATGAGAACTTCGTGAAATTCTGTAAGGATAACGACCTTTCTGATGAAGACATTCCTACCGTACAGAAATTCGGAAGGGTCATGTGGGGCGCAACGCTCAGGTTTGAGAAGAAGAAAGCCAAGCAGGGAATCGTCTATAAGGTATTCGGTGTTACCGAGCCTGACTTCAAGAACCAGATACTCATCTCTGAAATGAGGAGTGAAGAGGAACATTCAGACGGATTCATTCAGCCTGATGATTAAAATAACACTGGTGGTCTTTGTGCAAGGCGGTGGGACGTATCTTCGGATATAAGTCCGGGCAGACAGGAGGTTCGAGTCCCTTCCACGGTCGGCTTCTGGCCACCATTAAAATTGATTTCTATGATAGACAAGGAATATATCAAGGGAATTATCTCCGGTATCACGGATCTCAAGACCGAGAAGAATGTGGTTCCTGCGACCGCTTCAATGCAGGAGATTATGATTGCTATCCGCGAGGATGCACTGGAGTGCATGAGAACCATGTGTCACGAGAGGGAGATTGCAGTGAACAGGACGTTGAACAGTGTTTCATTTAAATGTTTGTAGCTTATGGGCAAAGAAATTATATATTGCATACCAGATGCCGTCTTGGATGGTGAAAGAATCCGCGGCAATATTCGTAATGTTATGTGCAAAGCATTCGAGTCTGGTATCAAGATGTCGTCTTGCCGATACAAGAATCACAGCATAACGCTTGACGTGAGCTTCGAACTGGAAGGTGGTTTTGACAAGATGATGCTCGAAATTCTCTACGGCGACAGAATTAGGAAAACCATTGAACGCCTTAATTTTGAATGGCTGAAGAAGATGTGGAAGGCTTCCGATGACGATTTTCAAGTATTCTGGTTTGAACAGATACGCAAAAAGTTTGATGAGTACGAGGATAAAAATGGATATATCTGGGGCAAGATATGAGAAGACATCACAATCCTAATAAAGTACCTCCGTTCAAGCCGGACCCAGAACATTGGACCAGGAAGGTTCATTCTTGGAAGGCGAAGGTCGCATACGAGACTGAGGATGATGCTTGGGAGTTTCTGAATCAGAATCCGAAGTTAAAGGAACTTGGGTGGCATCCTTACTTATGCAAGGTTTGCTCAAAGTGGCATATTGGTAGGTTACACAATAAATAGTTTAGATATGGAGATTAGAGTTAATGTTTTAGGAAAGGTCGCTTTCATAGCAGCTAAAAGTAGTAGGTCGGATATTGAAAAAGCCGAACTATATCCATTCGGAGAGGGTATTTACGCAGTAATGAATGGAGATAATTTTGTGTGTCTAAGAGTTGTGGCCGACAAAAGACACAGCGAAGAAAAAGGTGATTATTATGCGCTCGTATAAGATAACTGGGCAAATCCAAAAGTCGTCAGCTGCGTTAATATTATAGAGCACGAAGAAAGGTTGAAGGGTTATATAGACAAGCGTTTCGATCGTCTTGATGCTATTGTTGAAAAAGCCAACGATGGTATCAGTAGTGTAAGTGATGAACTTAATTGCTTTATAAGTAATTCTCAGGATGATTTTTGCTATATTGAGAAATCTCTTGAAAGAATAGAGAAAGATGGTGTTGGTAGTGGAAAAGGTATCAGCGAAAAGACATTATTGTCTGCTATCGAGATTGTATCAAAACAGAAATAGTTGAGAATATGAAGAAGAAGGGATATTACGAATACAACAGCGGGATTTACCCAAGGAGGTTGTGGGTAATGTACGACACAAGTGAGGACGAGATTGACAAATGCTTTACCGACTTGGAGGAGAAGCCTCTTGTTCACAACTCCACCCCTATGAAAGAAGGTAATTATGGAGGCATGGTGTACGATGAATGTATGTGCAAGGCTGGTAACTACATAGGGAACCTTGTAGTCTTCCCAAAGAAGAAAGACATGACTATGAGAAATGTCAGTCATGAGGCATTTCATGTTCTGTCGTCAATGAATGACGCCTGTGACCTTGAGAGGTTCAGGGGTGCCTACAATGAACACCAGGCATACCTTATGGGTTGGATATGTGATTGTATCAACAAGGCTCGTTTGGGTATTGGTGATTTCGTTGAACTAAAAGATAAGGAGGAATAGCTTATGAGAAATTATTGCTATAAGGTTTCAAAGAATGGATGGATAAGTCACGATAAGATAGATACCATTACTGGTATTCACGTGTACGAGCTTGACAAAACAAAGCACGACACAGAGCTTTGTAAAAAAGGTGTGATGTGTGAGGTGTACGAGGAAGGAACGTTTTATGATGAGCATGATGAATTCTATTTTCAAGCAAAGAATACTGCCAAGGCTTCAAAAATCGGATTCTCGCATTATATTAACCGAGACTTGCAAAAGCTTGGTGAGAGAAACGTTAGATTGTTCTTGATGGATGAAAGTATTTCTTTTGATGATGCTATGGCATTGTCTGAATCGGAGGCTTACAAAAAGTGTAAGGAGTATTATGAACGTTTAGTTAAGAAATAGCTTATGATTAAAATAGAAGATATTAAGGTTGTACTGGAGTTCGTCTTGCCATATAGAGAGTTCAATGATGAGGCAGAAAAGAAGGAATTTTACAATCGTTTGATATCTGGCAATAAAGAATATCGTAGTCATAGATACTACACAGACATACGTCTTGCCGGAGAAGAGGATACGTTAGTAACGGCACACAGACCAATTCTTAGAGTTATTGGCATAACAAAAGTGAAGAACGTAACAGGTACGTTTGATATAGTTAGTGCTAAAAATATAAATGATGTCGACGGAGATTTGTTTATGAGACAGATTGATTCTTCTTTTATCGAAGAATATGGTGAAGCCGTAATGAGCAAGAAAAAATTTAATGGTGTATTATATAGCTGTATAGACGATTTCTTTTGCGACAACTATCCTTTATTTAAGCGAAGTCAGATAGATAACGTATTCTGCCAGACGACTCCTGAACGTAACTGGGCGCAAAATGCAATTATAGTTGGTGGTAGCCGCAGCGGAAACAAAAGCCGTCTTATACATGATTGGTATCATTACAAGCTCAAAATGCCGCTATACGAGAATAACGCTGAACAATCAAATGAAGCTTTCAAAGCTATCACCGACAAGATGAGCGATACCTATAAGCGTAAGAATCACGATTATGGGAATGCTTTTTCCGAAATGTACGATGAGCTTGGTATCAACTACGGCTACGGAAAGATACGAGAGAAGGTGAATCGCATCAAGACGTTGAAGGACAATGAGGCGCAAGTTGCTAACGAGCCGTTGGAAGATGCTCTATTGGATTGCGCTAACTATTGTATCTTGACATTGATGGAATATCAAAAACGTAAGGAACATGGGACAGACTGATTACACTTGTAAGGATTGTTTCTTCTTTAAGGATGGAACTTGTAATACCCCTAATGAGATTAGGTTTACTTCTGAGGAGAATCCATCTTGCACAGATTTCGAGTATAAGGAAATAAAAGTTGAACTTTAAAATATTGTTATCATGGCATTACCATTTGGAAAGACTATCAAGACAAGACACTTCACCGTACTGAAGTTCAGTAAGAGCTTGTCTAAGAAAGAAGTTGCTTCACTCAGAGAGGATATCCCTGCTGAGATCAAGAAGCATTTACAGAGAGGCTCGCTGCCTTTCATTAAGATTTCTGACATCGCTGGTACATTGGGTGTTGAATTCTCTATCGGAACATCCATGTACGCTGCACTCGATGAATGTGTTCCTGTGGCTGTAGGAGACCATTATGAGTTCTCCAAGGATAATGGAAACATCATCGAGGCATTCGCCCAGCTTATGTATGCGGATACATCGTTGCCTGGCGATGCGGAATACACGGCAGGTAAGTTGAAGCTCCGTGACGAATACATTGCTCGTGAGGCTGCAAGAAGAAACGCTGCTGCTGACAAGGGCAAGACTGAAGAGCAGCTTCGCAAGGAGAGTGATGAGGCCGTACAGGAGGTTATTGATCGCGACAAGCACGCCGAAACTCTCCTTGGTATGGCAGAACAGATTAAGAAGGAAGGAGGTCAGCATGAGTGATAAATTGCTTGAGGTCGTTCAGGACCACACTTCTTTAGTACAGGCAATCCGGTTTATTTTGGAGGCCGCAGAGACAAAGAAACTGCCACCATACGCTACTCTTCCTACATTTAACGATTCTATTCTTGATGATCAGGTCAGAACTGCCATTGAGTTCATCACTGGAGACAAATATCCTGCCTGAGTTTTTTGGGGTATAAAAAATGAGGGATGGCGTCCGTAAAGATACCATCCCTTTAAACCAATTTTAGAATTATGATTCACAGATAAGAATCCGAGAAACACATAATTGCTTGCAAAGGTACTTTCTTTTGTTGAGATTAAAGTAAAAGAAAAATACTTTAACACGAATTTAACTATTTCTTCTTCTTTTGGAAGGTCGCCTGGCCGTTTTTAAAGATAATGCAGTCCTCGCAGCATCGAGGCATCGACATAGGAATGTAGTAATGGATCACATTGTTTTCAGTATCAATCTCATCCTGCTTAATCTTAGAATAGTCTGCTATCATGGCTGTCGTCTTTTGCCACTCTGGAGAGCCGAATTTCTGCTTTCGCTGAGCGATAACGAGGTTTCTAAGAATCTCTTCCTTTGATGTAGCTTTAATGAGTTCCTCTTGTGTAAGTTCATCACTATGCTCGTTTTCAATCTTTTTACCCTGCACCTCTGCGATTCTTGTCTGAACAGACTCCTGCGATTCGAGTATGTTCATTTCTCGTTCAAGCTCTCCTTTTGGCCAGTTGAATCCATAGCCTTGAAAGGCAATAGCCCAACTGTCACGCATAGACATTCCTGAACCACGGAGACTGGCGTAGATGTAATAGCGAGGGTCCTTCATCTTGAGAGCCTTCGCCTTCTTGTATGTATCGACGGATAACGTGTATCCTTTTGTTTCTTCAATCATAGTCTTATTTCTTTTTATTATCCTTGAATGCAAATACTGTGTAGCAACAACACGAAACGTGGAACGGTGGATATGGGTCTTTGAAAGAATGGATGCCAGCATCGGCTTCATTTTGGCAGATTTCGCACGGATAACTACTTCCTCTCTTGACGTAAAACCCGATAGCCTTGTTCTCCTGCCCATATTCCTGCTCTGCCTGCCCCCACGCCAAAGCAATCACCTGAGAAGCGTTTCTTACGATGTTCTGATAGGCGTTCTTGTAATAGCCCTTTCCGTAAGAAGGAACATCGATGTTGATATCCTTTCTCTTCGCCTTGGTGATGACTGATGTGTGATATGGGTCTTTATAGCCTGTGCGGATGGAAGACAGGAGCTGCTGGTCTGAATATTCCATCAAGGTTCCTGCCTTGATCATCCTTACAATATCTTCAGCAAAGTTTCCGAGATAGACGGCGTTTCTTTCGGATGTCGTCTTTCCGTAGATGTCGCTGACGAGAAACGATTCTATATTTTCGCTGTCAATCCCGAGAATCTTGCATGAAGCCTTGGAGTAAGCAGAGATGTAGCTATTGATGCTCTCCTCTGCCTCAGCAGTAACATTCTTGGCGTAAGAGAGCAGGGCTGACTCGTTTGAGAGCCTTCCCGCACCTCTGTATCGCTTACTTGCGGTAATTATCTTCTGTGTCGATTTCCATAGAATATCTGCAACATGGTCCTCGCAGTTTCGGATAGCCTGCAAGCGTTTCCTGCTGTAATCGACAGAACGTTTTAATTCATCCATAGGCTATTAATGAGTTTGATTGTAGTGCTTCCAGTTATTCTTGTCGTCCACGTCATTGTTGCGATTTTCATCCCATTTCTTGCCGCTGCGATTCGGCCTCCCTGCCTTGCGGCCACCGCCGGTGTTTATGTCGTTACCACCCTGCTGTTTATTGATTCGCGCTGTAGCTTTCTCCTGCTCGATGGCATTCTCTGTTTCGTTATCCGCACGCTGCATATCCATGAGGAGGTCCTGCTGGTCTTCCTCCTTATTCTCACGCATGATACGCTCATACTCGGCAGTCTTAGGGAAGTCAGGACAGCGTTCGGAAGCCGTCTGCTTAGAGAGGAATCCGTTCTGAACCGCAGTGGCGAGGTTGGTTAGTACCTCCGTTTTGTTCTGGTGAATGTATGGATCTATCCACGCATTAATCGGAAGTCCGGACATTGTAGCGACGCAGTTTTCCTCAGTACCGATACCGAACTGACAGATGCGGAGAATCTTATCCAGGAATGGCTGTAACTCCTGTGCATCGTTCATTGCAACCTCCAGTGCAGGAGAATAGAGAAGCTTGATGGCTACACCTGGGAGGTCACCGGACTTCAACTCAGGCGGCTTTACTGTGAATGACAGTTCGTAGATGAGGTCATACGACTTATTGAGCTGTGTGGCGAAAGCATCGGACGCATCCGTGCCATTCAAGAACTCAGCCTTGCCATTAGTGTCGGTAATCATGATGGTCTTCGCAGAGCCGGTCATATCATCTCCAGTTATAGAAATATCCTCGCCATCACCAGTGAGTGTAAGAATAGGGAAAGCGTATGCCTTGTTGTTCTCGCAGAGATATGAGAATGCCTCCTCATAGTCCTCGATGTTCTTCTGAACCATAAACCAGCAAGGTCCGTTGTCGTTGCGGGCATAGGCTACCGGCACAAACTGGAAGCCGTGGTCCTTCTCCTCAATGAGGGTGTAGTCGTCAATTCCGAAAATCTTAGCAATCTTCGTCATCACCTCTTTTACCTTTCCCGTCTTGACAGCTTTCTTGAAGCGATAGAACTTCCGGTTATCCCACGCCTCGACATACTCGGTCTTCTCGTTTCCCTCATCGTCGTAGTCGTAGTACTTTCTTGCGAAACACAAGAGGTCGCCGGTGAGCGAGTCGAAGTGAGGGTACAGAATATCTCCACGATCATAAGAGAGTGTTCGTGTGCAGAATTTCTTCTTTTCGTCGAAGAAACCGACGATTGCACATTCTGCGACCTTCAGATACGCACTTACAGCTTCGAAGAAGCGAATCTCCATATCGTGCATAAGCCAGCCCTTCTTGAATACATCGAGGAGCTTCTGATTCTCCTCTACCTTCTTCTCATCCTCGTAGTCATCACCATCAGCAAGCTCGAACTGAACATCGTTGCCAGTCAAGTGAAGCAGATGCTTCGTGTGGATGAGCTGCTGGAACGCAAAGGCTGTGCGCTGAATCTTCTGGCAGTACCACCTGTGATTCTCAGGGTTCAGCTTCCAGATGTCTGGGTATTCCGTCTCGTCCATTATTCTGTGTGCAGATGGATAGTACTCACGCAAGAAGTCTGCCTGCGTCTTGATGCGGCGATACATGGTGTCGTCTGGCATCGCTCCGTCGTAATAGTCAGGAACGACATCGCTTACAGTCGAGTGCTTCATGTACCCCGCAGGAGTAAGCTCGTAGAATGGTTTCCTTACGAGCAGCTCCCTTACATTATTTACCTTGATAGCATCCATAATCCTTTTACCTTTTTATGTTTCTTTTTTGTTAAACTGAATATCATTACATAGAACCAAGATTCAAAGAAGTCAGGCGAGTGCCCGACATATTTCTTGGCCTTCTTTTTAGGCATAAGTTTGAATCCCCTGTCATCTCCTTCCTCATCACGTCGGAGCATCTTTCGCTCCTTTTGGAGAATTTGTCTGAGGGGAACTTTATCAAATCCGTCACCCGAATACTTTCGTTCCAACAGCTGCGAGTCGATGGATACTTTCTTCTCTTTCACCATCTTGTAGAATAACCAAGCGCATTGAGACTTTAAGTCCTTGTATAAGTACTTGATTCCTTCCTCTTCTTGGTGATTGGCAGGAATAGGAGCCGCCTGGTTGTTGAATGGAACCGCTTCTTTGAAGAATCCCTTGAAGTACTGCCCTATACCCTGCATGTCGTATGTGAAGTTACATTCCTCAACACCCCACTCACGCAATCTTGTCTGTACAACAGAAACGAGTGTCTTGGAGTCGATTCTTGACACGATGAGGTCTTTGCAATGGTATCCTTCCCAAAGCCACATCACGAAGTTATCGCCGCCAGTGAACGCAATATCGGCAGAAGCTCTTCGTATTCCATCTCCTATCTGTTCTGCGTTGTCGTAGATTTCCTCAAGGTCTTCCATCTTGATCATGTCATCTCCGGCAGCTTTCCAGTTCCAGTTGGCTTCCAGGTCTCGCATACGCTGTTCCTCATCCTGCTGGGCAAGGTTGGCCAAATATGACACGTCGGTGGACATAAGCTTGATATTCTCTGAGAGGTCGGCACGTATGAACGTGGCAGACTTGATGAACATTTCGAGCTTTGTGTATCCAAGTTCCTCGTAGCTGTCCTTCCAGAGGCTGTCGATGATGCCCTTGCACTGCTCGTACACCTCTTCTCTCGTGTTGCCCCAGTAGATTGAGTCAGGCGTATCGCCGTCCATGAAGCAGTAGCGGATAACTCCGTCTCGCTCCGGTATGATGTATCCGTTCTCGTCAACCCACCAGTCGATGAACTTTCTTACCCATGATTCCGGGTCCGGGTTACAGGTAATCCAGAAGCGGTTTCGGATATGTGCTGCATTTCGGTTATTTGTCAAGAGGTATTTGAATTTCTTGTATGGGCACTGGGTACCCTCATCGATGCATATGTATGCATATTGTCGTCCCTGAAATCGTGTTTTGAAATCCTGATAGGCTCCTGCGTAGTACGAAAACTTGAGCCATCCTCCGTTATCGAAGTTCCAGGTCATGTCATTTTGCGACTTATTATAAGTTCCAAATTGGGAGAACAATTTATAAGAGTCTGTCACCAAGGACTGCAAGTCATCTTTTTCGTTACGAAGAATTGTTGCATGAAAATCTGGATTTTTGATATCCTTCAGAACTTCCATTAGGGATGAGAAGGACTTGGAGTTGTGGGTGACTATGAAGTCTTCGACTACAAATAGTGAGTCCGGGTTCTCAACAGCAATACAGCAGCAGTTTCTCTTGCCTACAGGTTTGCAGCTAATAATACTTCTTTTTAGCTCCTTCTTTCTGCAATCGAATCGGACTTCCCATTTCTTGTTTGACTTCCTCTTTACGTGGCAAACAGAACCAAGGCTATCAACTAAATACTTGAAATCGAATGCTTTCTTCCTTGTCCTGAAAATCTTCTTCCAGTATTTCCCAGAAAACCTACCTGATGTTTCGATGATACGTCTTAAAGATTCCGTTCTCTCAGCGACAGATGCTAAGCCGAACCTTTCATCAAACTCCACAGGCTTTACGCAAGGAATAGCGATATGGTAACCTTCATTGATATAACTGGCTATCTCGCAGGCAAGATGCGGCATAATCCTATAGTCGCCATCGATTGATACATTCCAAATGTGGTCATCCGAGCACACCACACTTGATCCGTCAGACAGCCCAATTTCGTAGCAATCTCTATCCGGATAATCAATTCGACCTAATACTCTATGTCCTTTTCCGTCACATCCTATTGCGGTGTCATTATATTTAAGATTCTTGATTTTAATGAAGCCTCTCGTAGTCAACACTCTCGTGTCTTCATCCAGAGGACCACCTCTCGAACCTCCAACTATCTTAATATCAGCATCAATGGACAGCATACGCTCCTGACCGCCACGCTGAGCTATAATCTTCAGCTTGTCGGGATGCTTCTTGTCGGTATCTCTTAATGATTGGATATACTCTTGGGTGTAAATAGGCTCTCCGTTATCCAATTTTAATCCTGAAAATATATCTTTTTGCATAAAAATACAATTTATATTGCAAAAATATGAAAAAATATTTGGAAAATTGCATAAATATACGTATTTTTGTGTTACGAAATATATATTTATACACTTTTAAGATGGAGGAAACATTTTAAAAGTAACAATTTTAACAAAAACCGATATGACAAGAGAGGAACTCTTAGCATTAGTGAACAAGGAGGTTGACACCACCAAGTTCAAAGAACTTAGCCAAAAGACCATCAATGAGGAACTTGATGATGTTTTGGAAGATTTCGGTGATGACGAGGAAGCAAATTCCAAGTTGGTTACCAAGTTAGCAAACCGTCTGAAGCGCATCAACGGCAACTTGCACAAGAATATCTCTGACGAGGTAAAGAAGAGCAGGGAGGAAGCTGAACGCAAGAAGAAGGAAGATGAAGAGGAGCGCAAACGCAAGGAGGCTGGCAAGGATGACGATCCTGATGACAAATACTCCAAGCTGCTTGAGAAACTCGAAGCTCTCGAAAAGGCTAACGCAGAAAGAGACAAGAAGGCTGCAAGGAAGGCAACCATCGAGTCCGTAAAGGCAGGTTTGAAGGATAAGTTCGACAAGGCAAACCTTGAAATGAAGAACTACTTCCTCAATGCTGCAATCGCAAAGCTGGAGATTCCAGACGAAGATGCCGACATCGACGACCTGGTTTCTAAGGCTGAGAAAATCTACACCGCAGAGTACAAGGAGGCTACCGGTGAAAACGGTATTCCTGCAAAAGGCAGTCGCACGTCTAGCGGAGGCACGTCCACAGATGATGACAAGTTTATGGAAGAAGTGGCCGAGCGTCGAAAGAAGAGATTCTGCGGTGGAGACAAAAAGTAATTTCAGGATAACAATTTTAAAAAGGTAAAAAGATTATGGACAACACTTCTATTTCCTACATGGAACAGATGGGTACTCGTGGTATGCTGAACCACGGTGCGACCATCATTCAGACAGAAGGTAAGGTCGGTGGAACCCGATACGTGTTCGCCGGCCTTGAGGCACTCATCAAGAATGCCTTCGTTCACCCGCCTATTGGTGGTAAGCTTGTCAACCCATTCAAGGGTCAGGCTAAGATTTATGCCGGCGACTTGATCGAGCACGACCTTGGCTTCACAGCAGGCAACGATGGCCCTGGTGCTACTATCAAAATTCTGAAGGCTTACGGCGTGGCAAAGGCTACTGCTACGGCTACAGACACAGACATCTATATTGTTCGTAACGGCTTCGTTCACATTCCGTTCCCTGGAGACACCATCATGGTCGGTCAGAAGGACTTCAAGACAAAGGCAAAGGGTGTGACTGTTTCTGCCGTTGAGGCTACGACTGACGAAACAGCAGGTGATGTTTGGAAGGTTACTCTTTCCGCTGCTCTCGGCGCGTTGAAGGTAGGTGACGTACTGGTTGAGGCTGCAAGTGCAGGCGACTCTGTATTGCCTATGGTGACCAACCCTAACTGCTTTGCTCCGAACGACAACGATTTCCCTTATTTCGATGCCGGAGGTGACAAGTACCACAAGCCTCGTACAAACATCAACTTCTGTATGTTGAATCCAGACTGCGTTATGTGGCTTGACCGTATGGGTCCTGTTCCTCCTGCCGTTAAGGCGATGAACAAGTCACTCTACCCAGAGTTCTGGCACATTTAACCTATTGTCTAACGTAAAAAGATTGATTCAGGATTATGGCAAAAATTGATATTGGTGTCGAGCAGCTCGCGAAGTTCTTCACTGGTAAGGGCAACAACACTTACCTTCAGAAGTTCGTCAATCGTGACGGCGTACTTCGCTGTAACAACGGCTGGTATCTGACACAGGGTGACATTGATCCAAATCTCACCCCTACATCTAACAATGGTGATGCAACCTTCAAGGTTCGCACACGTACATTGAACCCTGCAACCTTGATGAACCTCCGTGCTCCTCTCGGCGAGGGCTATCAGAACGACCATGATGGTATTGAGTGGTACACCGCTTCAATTCCAGACTTCGCTGCTGACGGCTTCCGTGAGACTGCGACAGAGCGTTACCACAAGATGAAGCTTCTCCAGGATGAGTTCGGCAACGACGCTGACCTGGTTGATGCTTACCTCGACAAGGTACAGGTATTGTACGACTCACTCGACATGACTATGACCTACATGTCAGCCAAGTTGAGTTCGACCGGTTTCATCGACTACGACAAGATTGGTCGTGGTATCCAGGAGCCTCTGTATGACGCAAAGGTTCCAAAGGAGAACTTCAAAAAGGCGGGTGCGCTTGCGTGGAACGATGCAAATTGCGACTTGCTTGAGCAGATGCGTAAATTTGAGGAGGATTGGCGCAACAGCCATATTGAGTACCGCAGCGTACCTCTCGTATGGCAGATGACCAAGAACGACTACAATAACGTGTTCTTGAAGAACAAGCAGATTGCTGAGTTGTACAAGAGCTGGGCGAACGCTAACTTTGTGGCAGTTTTGCAGAACTACGGTCCAAACAACGCAATGTTCTTGAAGTCTGTTGTTGACCTCAACGGTCTTTCTCCTATCGAGATTGTTGATGAGGTTGAGCACAACAAGCGCTTCGATGGCACAGTTACAGAGATTCGTGGTTGGGCAGACGGAACAGTCGTTCTTCGCCCTGCTGGCAAGCCTTTGCGTTTCATGCGCAAGGAAATTCTCGATAAGCGAATTTTCGACACTCTCGGTAACAAGCTCGTGGATGTTGCTTGGGCACAGACCAACAACCGCCTCGGTTTGCTTCGTAACATGGTCACAGCGAACGGTATGTTCCAGGAATTCAAGACAGACTTGTTCCTCGCTTCTGTTCCTGCCATGCTCGATTCTCCTTACCGTTGGATTATCGACATTACCAAGAAGGGCTAATTATTAACGTAACTATACTGTATGACTATGGATTCAGAGAATAAAGGTTTCACGGCTTTCGACTACCTTGCAAGCAGGGTTAAGTTCGAGGTTCCGGAGCAGACTATTTTGGGTATTATGTTCAAGCGAGGGATTGACAGGGATTCTCTTATCTGCGATAACGAGAACGACACCCTTGAGCTTGCCTATGCCGATATCCTGAAGTGGTTCATTATCGGACCGAGCAAAGTGAACAACACCTCTGATTCTGATAACGGATGGACTCATTCGGGAGGCGGATACGAACTGTCAGACGAAGACAGATACGAGATGAAGGCTGAAGCAAATGCTATTTACGCACAACTTGAGCCGGATTCGGTCTTGAAAAAGAAGTCTGCCTTCCGAGTGAATTCGCACGGAGTGAAAAGGGCAAATTATTCTCCTTATGGAGAGCCTCTGCCGCACATCATTAAATAAAAGGCTTATGTTGAAAGAAAATATCAGAAATCCGAGATACCCTCACAGGATAAAGATTGTGAGGATGATAGTAGGAAAGACTGACCCATCTGATCCGTTTGCCGATGATGATGCTCCGGTTGGGCATGATGAGGAGATTGTAATCTACGAAGGAGAAGGTCGTAGTTATACTGACACTACCACCGAAGGAGATAAGTATGTTGACCAGAACAAGAGGAAGGCATCAATTCCTGTCAGATATGACGAATGGGTTGCCGGGAAATGTCCTCTTGATGGAGATACCATTTATGCTACCGTTGGTAACAATACCGAGAAAGGTATTGTCAAAGACTGCGAACCGGATAATAACAGGACTGTTGTGTATTGGAACTTAACGAGGGTTTAGGTTATGGCAAGTTTATCAGGTCAATTTGTAGATATCAGGAAGAAAATCCGTCAGATGGCTGTAGTCAAGATGCAGCAGAAGATGGAACGTGCAGCCGAGATGACAATGAAAGCCGCAGACAAATCTCGCGACTATGATGACGTAACCGGTAACCTTTATAAGTCTACCGCTATCGGTACGTACTATAACGGCTCGTTGCAGTCTATTCACTATGCGCCTGGCCCGGAGCCAACCAGGGTAACTCTTGCTGCCGGCGAACGATATAATCTTGACAGGTATTATCGCAGCTCATTCTCTTTCAAGGATAGCGGACGAAGACCTTACAAGGGAGAATACGGAGAAGGTGGTGAATATGGTCCAAACACGGCGTGGGATGAGCTTGTTTCCAATGAGCACAACAAAGGAAAGTACGATACTACGTGGCAGATGCGTCTTGTTGCCGGTGTGGATTACGCTAAGTTTGTCGAAGTGAAGAAAGGACACGATGTGATCACCTCTCTTCGGGAATATCTGGTTAGATACTTTAAAACGATGTAAAATATGGTTAGTATTAAGACTCTATATTTCGATGTCGGTAATGCAATGAAGGGAATTTGCGACAAGATTTTCTCCCGTAACCGACCAAAGGCAGTTGATGAAACGATCAATAGCTACATCGTAGTATACTTTCCGTCCGGAATCTATAATAACGAAATGAACTCAAGTGGTGTTTATAACGACTTCACTACTACGGCTCAGATTGAATTATATGTCCGAGATAAAGCTTCGGCAGGCAACCCAAATACGCTCGACGTTTCAGCTGTCGACAAGAAGGTTCAGGAAATTTTGAACAGGTTCCCTATCTCAACCAAGAATCTCGTCGTTACAAATCCACGCATAACCCTGCAAACTGACGACGGAGCAGGTTTTTCCGTGACGATCATACAGGGAAGGTTACGTACGAAATAAGTATTCAGGTATTCAAGTTTCGGTAGTTGAAAAACTACAGCGATTATCCATTCAATCGTCCGAAGCGGATTAGCCTCAGCCCCGAATGGATTCAGGGAGCTACGTTATGGATGAATGTATAGGCACGTCAGAATATTCGTCCAAGTTCTGACCACTGCGGTCGATGATTAAAAGCGAGGAAACTTGCGGTGTTGTCGGCAAGAAACCATTCCATAACATTGGCGATGGGCGCACAACCCCACTTCGGTGGGAGATTTATTAATTTAATTAATTTAGTGAATATGATTTACGTAAGGAGTAGAGATGGGAAGACATTAATGCCGACTGAACGTTGTGGCAAGATAGGTTATCTTCTTCGTCACGGCAAGGCTCATGTGGTTAGTCGCGTTCCTTTTGTCGTTCAGTTGGATTATGAAACTTCCACCTATACGCAGGATGTGAGCCTTGGCATTGATGCTGGCTCAAAGCATATCGGCGTTTCGGCAAGTTCTGATAAGAAGGAGCTGCTTGCAGTGCAGGTCGAATTAAGAGACGATGTTGTTAACCTACTTTCTATTCGCAGGGAGTTGAGACGGACACGCAGAAACCGCAAGACACGTTATCGCAAGGCACGTTTTGATAACCGCAAGAAGAAAGATGGTTGGCTAGCACCCAGTGTTGAACAAAAGGTCGGTAGCCACTTGAAGGTTATTCGTCTAGTTCACGACTTGTTGCCGATAACGAAGACTACTATCGAAGTCGGTCAGTTTGATACTCAGAAAATCAAGAATCCAGACATCAAGGGTAAAGAGTATCAGCAAGGCGAACAGATGGGCTTTTGGAATATTAGGGAGTATGTTTTGGCTAGGGATGGGCATATATGTGTTCATTGCAAGGGTAAAAGCAAAGACCCTATTCTAAATGTTCACCACTTAGAGAGTAGAAAGACCGGCGGAGATTCTCCTGGTAATCTTGTAACACTTTGCGAAACATGCCATAAGGCTTATCATCGTGGAGAGTTTAAGTTGAAAATTAAACGTGGAATTTCGTTGCGTGATGCAGCGGTAATGAACTTTATGCGCTGGGCAGTCTATGGACGAGCAAAGGAAGAGTTTAAAAACGTTCACCTGACCTACGGATATATAACCAAGCACACGCGCATAGAGAATGGTGTTAACAAGACTCATGCGTCCGATGCCTTCTGTATTGCGAATAATGTACACGCTAGGCGATTGAGTTCTTTCGTTATGTGTCGTTGCATCCCTCGTCATACAAGAGCATTACACGTTGTCAATCCGAAAAAAGGCGGCATTCGTAGGTCTTGTATTGCCTCACACAAGATAGGTAAGTCACGCTTTCAGCGTTTTGATATGGTTCGATGGAAAGGCAAGAACTACTTCATCTTTGGCAGCACTAACGGACGACCTGTTTTGCATGATATCGGGTACAGCAATATGCGTAAAAACGATATCGTCAATATAAAGAAGATTAAATTCTTAAAAAGGTTAAGAAAAAATTTTTTAATGGAAGAAATAACTTCCGAATGTATAACAATTTAAAATATTTTAGATTATGGCTATGACAACTATTGACAAGATGAAGGACATTTTCAATGGTCCTAAAACTCTGCTCTACTCAAAGGCTATTACCGATTTGAGCAAGGCTACAGTTGACATCACCCCAGAGGTCGAGCTTCCGGTTACCGTTGACTCGCTGAAGGCGACTATGGATGACCCAACCATCAACCACTACAAGGTTATCGGTCTTGCTGGTGACTGGGCAACTACCGCAGAGCTCGGCGACTTCAACGTAGAGTTCGTTGTTCCTTCAAAGGCAAAGGACTTGCTGACAATTATGTTCGGCGAGGATGCTATCACAGAGCTGACCAAGGTTACTCTGAATGGTACAGGTGACGCTACCCTCGACGCTACTACCGGCTTTACAGGTATCGCTGTAGAGCCTAAGAAGTTCAAGATCAAGGGCACTATCGTTATCGTTGACGACGAGAAGGAGAACCTCATGGTTATCACCAATATCGCTCTCTACGCTACCTTGCAGTGGGACAACTCAGGTACAGAGCCGGTTGCATTCAAGTTCTCTGGTTCTATCGAGGGTGCAGGTAAGCGCAGTATCGCTTGGCTTACTAAGGGCACAACAACTGGCGACGTGTAAGGCTTCTTTAGGTAATTAGATTCAGGATAACAAACCGTTGGGCGGCAGGCTAATCAACAGCCGTGCCGCCCTTCTTCATTTAATAGCATACAATCATGGCAGAAGAAAAGAAAATTGAGCAGCCTTCAGTGGACTTGCAGGAGTTACTCGACAGCGTACTGCACGACGAGCCTACCGAGTTCGTGTTCCGTGGAAAGAAGCACAAGCTCGGCTGGCTTCGAAAGGGAACAATGAGCAGGTGTTCCCACATCATGGCAAAGGAGAAGAACGAATGGAAGCGCAACGTCAAGATTTGCGTCTGCATCCTCCTCAACAACATCTGGAAGATTCGATTCCTGTATTGGATCTACTGGCGTTGGCTCTACTACGTCAAGGATGTGGATGTGGCCGAGGTTCTGAGGGTCCTCGATGTTTCTAAAAAAAAAATTCCATCGAACGCATTCTCACTGGCTACCATATTAGCGACCGGGATGACGGACGTGATGATGACGATGACGAGGAGCGAAGCAAAAGCTATCCAAGCAGAACCAGCTGGGGGGCAGCCTTCTCTTTAGCTGAGAAGTTCGGTTTCCTCTTTCAGCGTAAGTACTTCATCGCAGCCTACGACTACTGGTGGGGCTATTCATCGGCGCAGATTGACCTCATGGTTGCAGACCAGCCTCTTGTCGTCTATCCAAAGGCCAAGAAGGAAGGCGGTCCGAAGAAGCATACCAAGAAGGAGATGGATGACCTCTACGATAGGTGGATGGAGAAAAAGAAGAATGAAGGAAGCCTCGTTGGTAAGAAGATAAGTCTTGCTGATTACTTAAACAATAAACTCTAATTTAAAAATATTCAGGATATGGCAGGTGGAAATATGGGAGACATCAGTTTCTCGCTCACTCTTAAATCGAGAATTGAAGAGGAAACCAAAAAGATTACCAAAGAATTAAATAAGATTGATGCTACAGGTAAGCAGGCACAGAATGCTTTGGAAGCAATATCCGAAGCAACAAAGGGTATTGGAGATAAGGGAGGTCAAGGCTTTAAAAAGCTAAACGACTTTGTTAAAGAATTACGTCATAACATTGCTGTATTTTCAAGCGAAGATTTCTTTAGTCCAAAAAAACTCCAGCAGTTGGAGTCTGTCCAGGACGGGTTGTACAAAATAGGCCGCATACTCGGAGATGTGTCTAAGGAAGGTGCAGGATTCAACATATTCCCTAACAGCGTTGCCACGGAGGCAAACAAGGCAGAGAGAGAACTTTATAAGTTATCTTCTATTATTGACGAAATCAACAAACGCCATGGTGAAGGAATACTGCTGTTTGGCGTCGATTCAACGAACAACATACGTCAGTCGTTGTCAGAACTGTCTAAATACAGAACTGAGTTAGAACAGATCAGGAATAACAGAGGTATTCATCCTATCACAGGACTCACAGCATCTGATGTCGTAAAGAGTGCCGGATATCTCAATGCTATAGATAAAGCAAATACTTATGCAAAGGTTATAAAGGACGCAGCACGCGAGGCAAAAGATGCAGAGAGGCAACGCCAGAATGATTTGAAGAACACGGAGCGTCGGTATGATTCTCTCGGCAATAAGGTTCGCCAGCTTCGCTCTGAATACAGCCGAGGAATTTCTGTCGGAGCAGATGTTAGTAAAGCGGAAGCTGAGATTAGCAGGCTCCTTTCTTTAATGAGAAATCTTAGAACCATCAAAGACAGGCTCAATTCGGAGAATTGGAGAGAAGGCCTAGGTATGCTTGGCAACATTGGTAGTGGACACGATACCACTTTAGCATCGAGGATACTTCAAGACCAGAAGGCAGTTCAAAGAGGTGTTGATCTCGAACAGAAGCGTCAGCAGGCAATCGTTGACTCGGGAGCTAAGATCCAGTCTCAGCTGGTTCGCGGATTCGAGAAGGCTAACAGTCATGCAGGAAAACTGAACTCAACCGTGCAGGACTTGAAATCACTCTTCTTGCAGGGCGGTCTTGTGTTCGGCGCGCAGCAGTTCGCTATGAGCATCATCACTACTGGTGGCGAGATGGAGAAGCAGCATATTGCTCTCCAGTCCATCCTTGGTGATATGCAGAATGCGAACACTATGTTTAACCAGATTAAGGAACTCGCTCTTAATTCGCCATTTACGTTCTCTGAGTTGAACCGAGACGTTAAGCAGTTGGCCGCGTATGGAGTTGAATATGACCAGCTCTATGACACAACCAAGAGGCTTGCGGATATGTCTTCCGGTCTTGGTGTTAGCTTCGACCGTATCGCATTGGCGTTTGGTCAGGTGCAGGCTCGTGGTTGGCTCGATGGTAAGGAGCTTCGCCAGATTGCGTATGCAGGTATTCCTCTGCTTAATAAACTTTCAGAGTTTTACTCTAAGCAAGAGGGTCGAAATGTCTCTACGTCAGAGATTAAGACTCGTATATCGAACAGAGAGGTTAGCTTCGATGATGTGAAGTCTATCTTCTGGCAGATGACTGATGCAGGTGGCCAGTTCTATAATATGCAGCAGGTTCTGAGTGAGACTTTGCTCGGACGATATAACAAGCTGAAAGATGCTTGGGAAATTATGCTTGCCGAGTTTGCGAGCGGAGAAAGCCTCGTTGGTAAGTTTTTCAAGACTGCCATCGAAGGAGCTACAACACTCGTTCAATCTCTGCATTCTTTGGCGCTTCCTGCTGGAACTATATTAGCCGGATATGGATTAAAAAAGATGCTTGCAGGAGGCGTAGCTTCTAATTTCCTCTCTAACAAAGCCAGTGTAGCTGCCGACATTCAGAAAAGAGTCCTGATGGGCCAGCAGATTTCTCAGGTAGAACAAAGAATTCTGGTTACTAAAAACCAGATTACTGGAGCTGACCTGAGAGCGTTGGCTAATGCAAGGGCATTGACTACAGAGAAACTCAATCAGTTGAGGTTATCCGGAAAAATCACGGCAGAGCAGTATAATATTTACAGAGGTATTGTTCTGAGACAAAAAGGAGAAAAGACGGTACGTATGCAGATGTTGCGCACATTGGCGACAATGCGCTCTATGTCTCTTGCTACCACTTTTTCTTCTGTAAAGAATGTGTGGACAGCATTCCAGACATCGGCTTTGGCTGCATTTAGAATTATAGGTACAGGAGCTAAGACTCTTGCAGCTGAAATCTGGTCAGCTATAGGAGGTTTACCTGGCCTTATCATTACTGCCGTTACTTTTGGTGTCATGCACGCCATTAGCGAATATCAGGAACTCAGTCAAAAGATTAAGCAGACGCAAGACGAAATAGCCGACAAGAACAAGCAGATAAGAGATTTTCTCCGTGACAACAACGTGAACATCGCAATATCCGGTGGCGACACAAAGGAGATTGACAATATGATTGATAGCTACAAGGAAAAGTTGAAAGAGCTTGCCCCTTATAGTTACAAGAATATGCTGATGACGGCAGACGAAAAGAAAAGTCACGCTGATCGTCTTAAGTATCTTGAGCAAGAGATTAAGCTGCTAAAAGAAGCCAATGATATTGCGAACTCAAAGCTTAGTAGCAGATATTACTACTCTGATTTGAGTGATACGACCGAAGAAGTAGTTGACGCATTCAAGAAGAGAGAAGATATGCGTATTGCAGCTATGGCTGCTGGTGCATCATCTGGCGACAAGACGCTATATCTTGACGAAAAGGCGTTTGGAAACTATATTGAAAAACTCAAAGATGAACTTGCAAGAAAGTTTGGCGATATCGGGAAAGATGAAAAAATGCGTGAGGCTGCGATGCAAGCAATGAGCGGTATATTCTCATCAATGGGTGTTCCAGAGGACAAGGCAGATATTATCAGAACGTCCATCTTACAAGCATTTGGATGCGGAGACAAGAGCGCATGGCTACAGTCAGAGGTGTCTAATAGTATGATTGCTTTGATTGATAAGTCTTTCCCTATGATTGGAGAGAAGATTAGGGCAAGTGTACCTCTTAACGATGCAGAAAAAGCAAAGGTAAGGGAGCTGATGAATGACGCTAAGAATGGCCTCATCCAGAAATACCCTGAACTGGAACGTACCCTCCAGAATATGCTTGCAGCTTCCAACTTCCAGGCTGTCATCAAACTTGTCATTGATGGTGGAGATAAGTTGAATGACTTACAGAGTGAGCTGGTTAAAAGAATTCCTGGCAAGTATAGTGGACTGATGATGAGCGACATCTCAGGTCAATACAAGACATACGCCGAAAGATGGGGAAAAGAGAATAGCTGGTACTCCGCAAGAAATGCTGCTAATGAGGATATTACAAAGTCGTATAATGAATACCTATCAGCGAAGAAGTCTAACGCAAAGAATGTCAAGGAACTTTACACGAAATGGCAGACAGTAAAACAGGCGGCGCATGATCTTCTTAATTACGACTATGAAGGTGAAGGCAAAAAATCAAACAAGCCAGGAAAGAAGAATACTCATGTCAATCAGGAGGATAAAGAGCTTAAGCGTCTGCAAGAACGTATCGAGCTTTACAAGAAGATGTATGCCGAAATCAAGAAGTTCAAGGAACTTTATGGTAAAGGCGCTCTTGGTCAGCTTGCAAACGATGGGGAGTTTGGAGCGATATTTAGTGACAAGAAGAGATTTCCTATCTCCGACTACACCAATTATGAGACTTCTATCAAAGAGCTTCTCAAAGGCTTCTCTTTATCTACTCCAGAAAGAAAGCATTATGCTGAAACACAGAAAGCGGCTATTACGTCCGAAAACAGAAGGCTTCTTCAGGATCAAAGGAGAGACGAACTTGATTTACTTAACAGAGAGCTTGATGTTATATCTGCGCAGTATGATACTTATAAGAAGTTGTACGAACTGACTGGAAATAAAAAGGGAGCAGAGAATATCGCTTTCGACGGAGCCGTTCAGTATGATACTTATAAGAAATTCCTGGAAAAGCAGCTTGACATTGCAGTAAAGCACGACAATATTCAGTCAGGCCTTAACTTGACTACTGACGAGGTAAAGGGAATGAGCCTTGATAACGTCAAAGATAGGTACGGTTCTGAGTCTCGTGTTTACGACATCAGAAAAAAACTTGACGACGAAACCAGAAAAATCAAGCAAGAGACCATCGACCTGCTGGCTAACCTTGTCGAAAAGAATGCCACTATCGACCAACAGATAGAGGATGAAAACCGCAAATACGAGAGGCAGCTTGAACTCATCAAGGGTATCAAAGATGCCGGTATGCGTGATAGAGCAACAGAAGGTGCGGAAAAGACGCATAACGAAAATCTTGCTAAGCTTGAGTTTGAAAAGTTCAAGCAGGAATCTGATTGGGTTACTATCTTTGATGACCTTGACAGGGTGTCTTCTTCAACCATTAACTCTATGATTGAGAAGATAGACAAGTTCTCGAAGACGGCAGGACTGTCAGTGGAGGTAGTTAAACAGCTGAGAAGTGCCCTGGATAAACTGAACAGCGAGTCGATTGAGAGAAATCCTTTCTCGGCCATATTCAACAGCACTCAGAGAGGAAACGCAATCGGTCATTATCTGAGGGGTAATCTCGGTAATCAGTATATGAGCGGAAACGCCTATGTGCTTACAGAAGAGCAGGCGAAAAAGACGGGCCTAAAGGCAGGGCAGAAGTACACGAAATCCGAGCTTGAAAACGAGCAAAAAGGCGCATACAATAATTTTCAGAAAGGACTGGAAGGATTATCGAAAAAGATGAAAGCCTTGCAGGACTGCCTGAGTCCGGTTGTGGATTTATTCGCTGCGCTTGGTGAGGAAGATACGATTCTCGGCCAGGCTTCAAGTGTAGCAAACGGTGCTCTCGGAGCAGCAGCGCAGGTATCTGGAGGATTGAATGCTCTTGGTCTTGGAAATCTTGGTCCTTATGGAGCGGCAGCCGGTGCTGCGTTGAGTGTTGTTACATCTCTGTTTGCCATGCACGACAAGGCCCTACAGAAGCAAATAGAAGCTTCAGAAGCGCGCCAGAAGGAACTTGACAACATGACCAAGAATGTCAAGAGTATCATTGAAGATACACTTGGTGGAATTTACTCGTACAAGGTAAGTGAGGATACTAAGAATACTCTTAACAAGGTTACTTCTGACTACGAGCGTTCTGCTGCATGGAAAAAAACAAAGACAGGAAAGAGCCTCCCGTTCCTTTTTAGTAGTGTTTATTCGAGTGATACCTACGAGGCAGTAAAGGAAGCCCAATCCAAACCGGGCAGTGCATACCACGCAGAGCTTGCTTCATTAAAAGCTCAGAAGGACGAGTTGCAAAGCCAACGAAATTCTGAAAACGAGAAGAAAAAGAAGGATAATTCAAAGATTGCCGACTACGATCAGCAGATTAAAGAAATGGAACTTCAGATCGATTCCTTTGCGAAGGACTTCTTAAAGGATATATATTCTATTGACTTTAAGAGCTGGGCGAGTGAGCTTACAGATGCAGTAGTAGGTGCCTGGGAGAAAGGAGAGGATGCTGTTGAGGCTTACAAGGAGAAGGTCAAAGATATGGTTAAGGATGTGACAAAGAACATCGTTACACAGAAAATCATGGAGTTTGCTCTTCAAGAGCCGCTTAATTATCTTACTAAGACCCTAAAGGACAAAGGAAAGCTCGATGAAACCGATATGAACAAGCTGGCTAATCTGTTATATAAAGCTGGCGATGAGGTTGTTCCGCAGATTACGGGCCTCTTTGAGGCTCTCAAGAAAACAGGCTTGGATCTCATGGATAACGGCAGTAGTTCTTCTACCAAGAATTCAATCCAGAGTATTACCGAGGAAACAGCTGATATTCTTGCATCCTACCTCAATTCAATAAGATTATATTGCGCAGAAGATAACGCAAATCTCAAGCAGTTAACAGAGTTAACTAAGTCGGCGCTTCCAGAGATAAGCGTAATCGCCAAGTCTCAACTTACCGCTATGAATCAGCTTGTTACTCTTGCTGAGTACAGAAACGGAAGACTTGATGATATGTATGATTGGATGCGCTCTGTAACAAGGGAGTCAGGATCGAAGAGTCTAAGGTTGAAGTAGATTAAAAAGGGTGTGAGAAGAATAAAAACTCACACCCTTTACTCTTATGCGTAATACCAATAATATCCTTTGTAAGATTTCCACTTTCCTCGACAGCACAATCCGATATACCTTGGATATTTCACGCCAAGAAATCTATCGGCAGATTCTATACAGTCAAAATCCAAACGTTCGCCAGTTAAGATGTTGATGCCGTAAACAGCCCTTGCCATAGGATTTTTGCTTCTAAACATTAGGTCCTTTTTATGGCAAATAGTATTTGGGTTGTTTACGTTTTCTTTTGCCGTAGCCCACCTTAAATTGCAAACATTGTTATTCTTAGGATTCCCATCTATATGATCAACCTGTGGCTTGTTGAATGGATTTGGTACGAAAGCCTGTGCTACGAGTCTATGAACCTTGAGGAGTTTGTGAGCTCCATCAGAAAGAAGTGCAACGCCAAGATAGCCACATTTCATTTTGTTTTGTGACAGCATCCTTCCTTTGTACACCTTACCTCCTGGTATATTGTATCTAACTCTTGTCAAAGAGAAAACTCTTCCACATGTAGAAACCGCATACTTTCCTTCGTACCCTTCTATTTCTTTCCATTTTTCGCCATCTAAGCACAAAATTCGGTCTCCATATTGACCCAAAATAACATAGTTATCCATTATTCTTCCTCCAATGATTAAAATTATTCCAATGATTAAAGAGAAGGGAAAGCCCATTGGATTAGCCTTGTCAGTCGGTAGCTACTCCGACCTATCCCAATGCAAATATACAAAAATAAATTATGAATACCTATACATTTAACGTATATTTATACAATAGTTTGCGTATGTTTATGCGTTTATTTGTATATTTGCATAAAAAATGAAATAATTATGTTTGAAAAAAGAAATTTATCAGACAGAATGAAGAACGAGGCGGTTTCACTGGGTCTTTGCGCTCAGTGGACCGCTGAGTGGCACGACAACTCATCCAAGCATGAGATGGTCGAGAAGTTTGTTAAGGGTATTGACTTCTGTATCGGAAAGAACTGGCCTTCGACCAAGGATATGAAGAAGTACTTTGGTGATGTCATTCACGATCATGGTGTGTATGTTGACGAGAACGTTGACCTGCAAAACCCAAAGATTGTCATCCTCAATGGAGAGTGTGTAGCAAACATCAACTATGACTGGATGGATAGCGGTGAGATATACGTAAGACACAACTCTTCGCTTTACCTTAAGGTTAAGGGATTCTCTCGGGTGTTTGTTAACCTGTTAGATGGTGCAGAGCTTCATGTTGAATGTGAAGATACCGCAAAGTGCTTTGTCTATCAATACGGAGGAACTGTAAAAAAAGCTACCGGACCAGTCAATATCAGGGATAGACACGACTTTAATTTTAATTAATGTATATTTATACATGTATTTCTTGCATATTTATTCTATTTTTCGTATATTTGCAATTATAAAAAGTTGTTTTTAGGTATGAAGGATTATTTCAGGATATACATGCAGAAGGAGGGCGATGGGAATGAAGTAAAGGATTCCATCGCCGCCTTTGGCATGTATGTTAGCGAGAACCCGTTTAAACCATGCGATTCCGTCAAAGAACCTTCAAAAAGAGAGTGGAATGACGAACATGGAGACGATGAGTATATCGGACCAGAAGGTCTCTATATGGCGTCGTATGAAACTGATATAAAGTTTCTGTTCAAGGGAGATGCTTTTGGTGCAACAGATAAGTGCAAGGCTTTCTTAGACTACCTCAGAAAGTCAGGAATGATGAAAATGTACTGCGAGTTCAATAAAATCGGAAGACAGCATGTAAGGCTAAAGAGCGTATCTCCTACTCTGTACAGAGAACCTGGAAGTGAGGATTTGCTTGTTCTTTCGATTAAGTTCAAGGTTAATGATCCTGTCACGGAAATCAATCCGCTCAGAGATGCGTCGGGTAATGTTACAAATTTAATATAACGATTATGGGCGTTTGGAAAATATATCATAAAGACGGCACAATACTTAAGGATGCCAACGGAAATAATATAAACATTCGAAGTCTCGAATATTCGGATGCGTGGATGGGTGAATGTTATCTTACAGTTACGTTCAGGCATGAAACTCCTATTGTTTTTATGATGGGAGACTATATCATTTACAGGAATGAAAAGTTCGTTCTTAATTACGAACCCGGGCAAGATAAGAAAGCAAGATTTAATACTTACGGGGACGGATTTGTCTATGACAGCGTGAAATTCAATTCTCTCCAGAATGAGCTTTCTGATGCGGAATTTTTCGATGTAGTTTTGAACGACAACGAACTCCACTACACTACCCTTCCAAAATTCCAGTTCTATGTAGAAACTCTTGATGATTTGCTTGACAGAATACAGGCAAACCTTAATGAGCAGATTGGAGCTGGAAAATGGAAAATCTTCTCTCGTAACAAGGACAGATCCGAGCAGAGAGGGTGTACTGCCGATGAATGGAATGAGGCTTATGGAGAAGGAACGGACGATAATGTTATTGATTCGACGTCTATAACGGCTGACACAATGACGTGTTGGGAAGCTCTTGCTCTTGTTAATAGTAAGTGGAATGTCAACTTCATCGTAAGAGGAAGAAATGTCTATGTTGGTACAGCCGGTGTTACGACAGAGCACCTGTTTGAGTACGGCCGTGGCAACGGACTTTACGAGATTGAGCAGAACGCAGATTCATATCAGAAGGTTATCACGAGACTCAGGGCTTATGGCTCAGAGAAGAACCTTCCTTCTCACTATTATGCGGACCTCGGTGTCAAGTATGTGGCGAATATCACAAAGGTGGTTAATGCAACAACATACGTGGATCTCGACCTTGATATTGATTACATTGAGACATATTTCAAGAATCCGAGAAAGTATATTGTTTCTGGAGAAACTGGCGAGCAGTCTTCCGGTTGGGTACTTAAGGTTACATTTGATTTCAAGACAGAGATTACCGGTTATGTAACACAGAAATACAATACCAATAAGTGTAGATTATATTCGGAATTCAAGGGAACCCAGGTAGATAGCGGATATGAGGAGTCAAAGGAAAAACTTGAAGCATTCATTGCGCAGGTTAAGGCTGGAAACACGAAAATGTATATCACATCCGGCCTCGACAAGAAAACTGTTCCTTCATCCATGAAGGAATATGCAGAGAATATCCCGAACAATATGTCAATCAACAGGCTTATGCTGCCTGGATTTCCTCACGTAGCGCTGAGTGAATTTTATGATTCGCTAACGGATGAGGAGAAGAAGTACGTTAACCCTACCGGGAAGCAACACAGATTCTCTACTGACCCGCATAGGCCATACATTGATTCCGTAAACATCGAACAGATAGGCCTTCATTCGGCATCGCAGTTCTTCGATACCGATGATAAGACAAATGGAATCATCGAAATCTACCCTACCATTGAAGAAATGGTTATCGGTGGTGTGCGTGTTGATGAGATTGATGAGGGTGTTGCTCCTGATGATGATGGCAGATTCAATGATAACGAAAATGTCAAGAACATTGACATCTATCTCAGTAAAGCTGTCAATTTCGATATTAACGAATTGAAGGACGATGATTTCTCAATCTCCATGAAAGATGGTATGTGTGGCGGTCGTACATTCAAGGTAGCATCCTCAACCAAGGTTGATGGGAGATGGAGGCTCACTATCGAGAGAATCAAGGATGATGCTCTTGAGCTTTGGTTCCCATACAAGGACTATCCTATCAGAAAAGGTGACCATTTCGTCCTTACTGGTATCACTCTTCCTGATTCCTATGTCAATGCTGCGTCTCTGAAGCTCCTTAAGTACGCAATCGCTCTTCTCGAAAAGAACGACTACACAAGATACGTCTATCAGCCAAAGGTGGATGAGATTTTCATGGCAAGACAGCATGACGCAGCCATGGCTGATGAAACGGGAGCAATTAAAAGTCTGCATGACACCTTGAAGGCAGGTGATCTGATGGATTTTAGAGATGACGACCTGAATATTAGCGGCACAATTACCATAGACCAGCTCAACATCAAAGAGCAGGATGGTAAAATTCCTACTTACGAGATTACTCTTAGAGAGGATAAGGAGGTTGGAACTATCCAGAAAATCCAGCAGCAGATAACATCTCTTGAGAACGGAAACGGCGGTTCAGGAGGTGGCGGTGGAATCACATTGGCTCAAGTTAAGGGACAGGTGGCTACTGAGGGAAGAAAGTTTTTCATTTCTAAGCTGTTTGATGATACGGTAAAAGGTGCTATTACTTTTGAAAAGGTACAATTATTCCTTAAAGGTCTTTTCTTTGGTCAAGGGTACGGATTTAGCGAAAGAGGTCAGGGAATAATAAAAGAACTTGTTTCTGACGGATTCAACTCTGCATCACAACAGGGTTTCGGTATCAAGCCAGACGATAATGGCAGATACTCTCTCAGTATTACAGACCTCATCGTGTGGGGAAAAGCTGTCTTTAATGAGCTGGAGATAAGGAAGGTTTCTTACGCCGGAGGCAATGTTTATCTTTCTGGTGCTGGCAGTAAACTGGTAAAGGTTGTACCAGTTGTCTATAATAGCGAGGTTGGCGAATACATCACATCTACAGACGAGGAATGCGATGGTTGGAAATGTTACATTCTCTCTGATGACGGAACAATGGCTACACAGAACTTATGGGCGGTCGGAGACCAAGCAAGAAGTCAGACATTTAATATTAAGCCTGGAGCTTACGGAAACGCATCCAACAGAGAGTACTGGAGATGTGTTGTTGCGGTTTCTTCTGAGAGTGAGTATATTGTAGATGATAATGGAGAAAACCTCTATGGTGACAAGAAATTCGACTGGGTGGTTCTTTCCAAGACTAATTGTCTGACGAATAGCGATATTCCAGCCGATGGCGATACTATTGTTCTTGATGGTCATCAGATACAAACGGGAGAAGAGAGCAATATAAGTAGAACGAATGTTCTCATGCTCGAATCATCTGGTGCAGACACCCCTCGCATCGTTGGATATAGAGGCATTACAGACTTTACTCACAAAGACAAGGACGTATTTGTAATCTCCCCAAGCAACGTGACTATATCTTCATCCGTATTCAGGTTCAAGGCTGCGAGTGGTCAGGACATCACAATCATCAACGATAGAGGTGCTTATGACTCTGCTGTTGGTTATTACTATTATGACAGGGTAAGCTACGATAATGCCTATTGGACTTTTATCTATAACGGAGATAAGCAACCTGTTAAGGGTATTACTCCTACAGAGAAAGCGGTTGATGGTACTGTATATTGGCGAAAGGATTTGTCTGGTGGTATCAAGGGTGATGACGCGGTATCTTATAGTGTTCAGTTCTCGGAAGGAACTGCTGTGATTTCAGGCGTGACAACTAAAGTTCTTGATGTCACATTTGTTAAGTCTATCGGACTGCAAATAAGAAGCGGCGGTATTAGGGATATTGATTTCAACGGAAGGTGTGTTGTCTATGTTGACGGAGTTAGGAATGGCGACATGACTAACAATCTCATGTTTGGCTATACATATCTTGATATATACAACGCTTTTGCTAATGAAATCAAGGGGAAGAAAAGCTTGTCTGTCGAGCTTCGTGACTCTGATAATAGAGTTGTCGCCTCCAATATCTTCTTCTTTGCTGAGAAGGGAGAGAAAGGAGATAAAGGCGACAAGGGTGATCAAGGTGTTAAGGGCGACCAAGGAGACAAGGGAGAACAGGGCATTAAAGGCGATAAAGGAGAAGATGGAGCAAAAGGAACAGACGGAGAGGATGCTATCTCTATCCTTGTAGAAGATGCTCCACTCATTTTTGACACAGATGACAATGGAATTGTACCTGTTAGCATATCAAAGGCTGCGAAGGTAAAGGTAATGAAGGGTAACCTGAATATCTCGAATGAATGCAGCAATATTAACTCAAGGGATGATTTGTGCGTAAATTGCAAATGTGGTGCAACACAGAAGGCTGGATATATCGAAGTATCTGTATCAGGCAGTAATATTGCAAAGAACGACGTGGTTATTGATGGTGTAAATCAAGGAAAAGTTTCTGCAACGTCAGGTTATGCGGTTATACAATTAACTTACGATGGTGTTACCTATTTTGCGCAAGTTCCTTTCTCTGCCAACGTAGCTAAGTTTACTGGAGTCGTAGCATTTGATAACAAGAGCTACAAGTCGCAATTTGAAGAAGTATCAAAAAGACTTGATGGTACTGTAACTCAAGACGAGCTGACTCAAGCAAAGTCTGAAATCGAACAAACAGCAAGGAAAATTTCCCTCTCTGTAAGCGAGAAGTCAATAGCAAGGCGCAATCTGCTTGTGGGAAGTGATTTCAGAAAACAAACCAATGACTTCATCATTTCTAATGATGCAAGAATTGAAATGAACAGTGGATATCAAGGTACAAACTGTATCAAAGTCATTGATGATACCGAAGCAGGAAATCTTCATTATGTAGGTGTGTACTGGGATGGTTCACATGGTGGAAGAAGTATCAAGATTGAAAAAGGAAAGAAATATACAATATCATGTTACTATAAGACCAATGATATTAATGCGAACTTTTATCTTGAAGCAATCTATACAGATAATCAAACAAATGCAGAGATAAAAGGTCAAGCCACATATCTTTCACCAAACGCTTTTTCGCCAAAATATAATGAATGGCAATTATTCACAACTGTCATTGACACAACAGATGCGAAAACTGATTATATTGCCTTCAACTTCTACGAATCTTGCGACGGTAATGTTGGTCGTACCGAGGCTTACATTTGTCGTCCGATGGTCGAGGAAGGCGACGTCTATAATGGCTGGACGCTATCACAAGACGATTATGACATCATCGGTGCAAACTTGATTGATAATTCAAGGACGCTTGATGCAGGTGGTAATGTCATTGAAGCGAAGGGTCAGAAGGCTCTTGTGGGTGATGCTTATGAGCTTACAGCGAGCGGTAGTAATGACTTCAATACATTCTATCGAATAAAAGGCAGTACATTCAAGCTCGGCATAGATTATACTATCAGTTTCGAGGTAAGAGGTGATGCTAAGTATATGGGCGTGTATGTCTCTTATCCTGTCACAAACACCAAGTTCACTTGCTACAAAGAACCGAAGAATGGTGCGATGATAGAAGCGACAGATGACGGAACGACTATTGGTTATGTTGCTTTGGTTGAAGCAAAAGATCTGTCTAAGCAGCAGAGGGTATGGGGACACTTCCGATTCAAGGATAGACTTCCTGAAGAACTCTACTTCCAGTTCCCGAGCAATACCGAGCAGACTGGCGTAACGAGCTGGAATGTGACCATCACGAAGCCGAAAATCGAGGTGGGTGCAGTCGTTACAGAGTACACCGAGCGCAAGAGTGACCTTGTGGATAAGGCGAGTCTGAAAAAGGCAGGAATCGAGGTAAAGAGCGATGAGGTGCTGCTGTATGGAGATAGAATTCGTGTTAATAATAACGGACAAACTGCCGCCATGTTCATTGGAGGCAAGCTTAATGCCAACTTTATTGACGCTGATAAAATCGAGGTTAAGCATCTGTGGGCGAAATCTGAGGACGGGACTACAAAGGTTGGTTATTTCGGAAACTATGAGATTGACGCGTGCAAAGTGAATGATACCTATGCTCCGCTGTTCGTTGGCGCAGATACGGCAGATAAAGCCTTATTCTATGTGTCAAAAGATGGATACATGAATGCCAAGGCTGGAAAAATTGGAAGCTTTTTAATCAGCCCTACTGGTTATACAAACTCTATAATAGCTGGAACGTGGAAAGATGCAACGAATATTGATATAAATAAATTCGGAACAAGATTAGAGTTATCTGATACTAAACTTGAATTTTTATACGGAAGCGGTTCTGCGATTGGTGGTGATGTCGTGTATTCATCAACGAATGCTCAAATCGCAATAGACCCATCAAAAGCAAGGCATGGTTTTACATCGTGTGGGCTTGATATAAGAGTTGACGTCTTTGCAGCGACAGCTTGTGGAATACATTTAGATGTTAGTGGTTTTTTGGGAGACCCTGCAATATATATCAAAAATGGAACAGTATGGGGTTTTAGACCACACATAGTCTCCGTTGGTAGTGATTATCATCTAAGGGATGACGACACTGTAGTTATGTGTACGAATTGGAATAATGATATAACTCTAACTTTGCCCGATGATCCTCAACACGGTCAGTATTATGTTGTAATACACAGAGGTCGAAATATAACATTTAAGAGTAATGCTGACAAGATAATGACAAAGAATAATCCTTCTGGTGTATCGTCATTTGGTGACAGTACATTTTATCAGATAAACTGGATATTTTACGATGGAGAACAATGGATATTAATTTATAAAACATAAGAAAATATGAAATTGAATTTGGACGAAGTGATGGTACAGTTGTCGCTCGATAGTGACAAGAAAGTACCGATGGCATTACGTAAGGAAATAGCGAATGCTATCTATCAGACAGGTAGGAATGGTCTTGCCGATGTGGCTCTCTCTACCAAAATGTGGAACGGAGATAAAGATACTGATTATAGCGACGACGAGGTGAATTCCATTAAAGAGTTCGTTGAGAAGTCATTTGTTCCTGCTGTCATTGTGGCGGTTCAAAAAGTAATCGAAGAATCAAAATCATAAGCTTATGAAAAAGATAGTAAAAGGTAACGACTTCACGCTGCGAATCCCTGTGGCGAAGATGGTAGAGGGACAACCACAGGCTTTCCCTCTACCAGCCTGTACGGACGTGGTGATACAGGTGTGCAATCAGTTCAAGCGCATACCTCTTGCGTTTGAGATTGATGTAAAAGAGGATAATGTACTCCTTGCGAGAGTTGAGGGCGACAAGGTTAGCCTCGGCACTTATGCTATCGAGGTGAAGGGTAAGATATTCGGCAACGACTGGCGAAGCAACGAATACCCTCAGTTTGCTATCGTGTCAAACAACGCCGATGCCGACACCGAGTTTGGAACAACTGATGAGGGCGATAATAGCGTGGAGATGGATACCGCTATGGTAATCCTGCCTCCTACCGTGGAATTGTCAGACCTCATTAATAAGGCTAACGAGACTCTGAAAAACAACAAGGAGACAAACGGTACCATCAATACTAACGAGGAAGCACGTAAGGAAGCTGAGACTCTGAGGAAGACTGCCGAACAAGGACGTGTGTCTGCTGAGGAGGCAAGGGTGTCTGCTGAAGGTGATAGAACAAGAGCCGAAGAAAACCGTATTTCAGTGGAAGCTGAGCGTGTAAAGGCAGAGCAGGCTCGCGTAGAAAACGAGATTACCCGACAGACAAATGAGCTTACACGCAAGGGTGATGAGACGAAGCGTATAGCTGCTGAGTCTGAACGAGTAAAAGTAGAAAAGGCTCGTACCGATGCAGAAAGCAGCCGTGCTGTTGCAGAAACAGAGCGAGTAGACGCAGAAGCACAGAGAGTGAGTGCTGAGGGCGAGAGAGTAAAAGCTGAGACTGGTCGTGCGTCGGCAGAAGCTGAACGAGTAAAGGCTGATAAGAAGCGCCAGTCTGATACCGATACCGCTATCAAGCGCCTCGATGATCATCGCACGGAGTTTGATAATGCGGAAGAAGCTCGTGTAAATGCTGAAAGTGGTCGTGTCGAAGCAGAGAAAAACAGACAGTCTGATTTTTCCGCCGCTAAGACTAAATGCGAGCAAGCAGCAAAGGTTGCGAATGACGCTGCAACCGCTGCTGTGGGTGCTGAAAAGGTCAACGCAGAACTGGATGGAAATGTGCTTACCGTTACTAATAGAAATGGTGAACAGAAGTCAGTAAATCTTACCGATACTGACGAGCATGTGACAGTCAACTGTACTACCACGATGGATGGTGTAAGTATGGAAGGCTTGGTTATTAACGTCTATGTTAATAATGGTACAGACCCTCATCAGTACACTACAGATGCGAATGGACAGGCTGAGTTTACTATCGCCAAGGGCGCAACCTATAAAGTTGTGTTCCCGTACGTCCCAAAATGCAACATCATAGACCCTGTACAGCATATAGCAAGTGTAGGTAACAGAATTATTGATGCGAACTATATCGCCGAAACTGAAAAGGTGGAACGGTTAACTATCAGAATGTCTAAGGCTGACGAAAGCGGAAATGTCACTCCATGGGAAGGTGGTAAAGCGTATGTTACCATAGCTGGAAAGAGAACAGAATATGCTATGGATGCCGATGGTAAGGCTATCGTTGAAATAAAGAATGGAACATCATACACGGTAAGCGTTGACAAGATTGACGGAATGTACGAGCAGTATGACCGCTACTCTATCACAAGAACTGCTATTGCGGATAGCTATCGTTTCAGCTTCGTCTACCGTCCTTACGAGAGTGGTATTTGGCTCATTGATGACAACAATAAGCAATGGTCTTATGATGACTGGGAGGCAAGCGGAAATGATAATAGCAAGCTGATGTTTGTACGTATTGCTACGCTTGCGACGCAACGCTATAAAGGAGACATACTTATCAGTATTGACAAGATGGCGGACTTCTCCAAGATAGCTATAAGTAAGCAATGGTGTAATCAGAACGTAGAGTTCAAGAACATACCTATCAATGGTCTAGACAATAATAACATGAACTGGTCTCGCTTCGTGTATAACGGATTGTTGGCTACACAGACCATTATAGCAGAAGGTGACGAACGAGGGCTGACTACGGCGGCTGCTGATTATTGCTATAGTTCTACGATTACAAATGGAGATAAGCTTTATCAGGGCTATCTGCCGACAGCTTACCAATGGGAGCTAACCTGGCAGAATATTGATATCGTGATAGACGCTATCAATAAGAAGTACCCAGACCTCAATGTCAACAAGACAGCATTCGGTGGCAATAAGTGGACTTCTACCCAGAGCAACGCCGCCAGCAGCTACTACTTCGATACGGCTGTCAACGGCAACTTCAAGACGGGCAGTTTTATGGCGTTTCCGTTCTACGATTGTCTCTCCGACTCTCCATCTCTCTTATCTCTCCAAGATGAGCAGGATGAAAGTTTGGCGCAGGCAGTGTGATAAGCGATTTAACCATGCCACCTTCGGGCGGCTTTAATAGAAAATATATTTAAAATATGGCATACTCGGAGGATTTGTACATATACAAAGAAACCCGAAAACTCTGCAAGTTATTGCTGGATTATAGCAAGAACGTCTCGAAAATCATCAGGTTCGGGCAGTACAGTAAAGCTATCGACAAGGCTTTTGCAGCTCTCGACCTTGTAAGGCGCATCAATAGCAGCTTCGATGGAAGAGAGGAAAATTTGCGGGATTTCATCTTACTCTTGTCTGAGGTCAGAAGCAGAATCACCCTCTTCGCTGAATCGCAATATCTTAGCGTTAAACAAGCGACAAATCTCACCTTTCAAATCGAAAAGGTAATGAGAGACGGGTACGGCTGGCTGAAGAGCGAGAGAAGGCGCAAAGGTGAGAACTAAGAAGATACATCGACTTAGTAGAGCCGTCACCATAGTGACAAGGAGCATCCGCTTTCAGTCGCCTCGGAAGAGGTGAAGAAGCTAAGAATAAGATAGAGATGCTGAGAACCCAGAACAACGCCGCCAACAGCTACTACTTCACTACGGCTGTCAACAACAACAACAAGACGAACAGTTATATGGCGATTCCGTTCTACGATTACCACATGATGACGATTATCCTTCGGGTATGCCCATTAATATACAAAAACGATGAAAGAATACATCCCTATTGAGTTGATAGATGAAGCTTATAGGGATTGCTGCAAGCATAAGGGAGGAACAGAAGGTTGTCTTGAATACAAGATGAATTACCTTCTCAACAACTTGCAGCTATACAACGAGCTGAACTCCATGACCTACGAGATAGGTAAGAGCAAGGCTTTCTGTGTGACAAGACCGAAACTGAGAGAAGTATTCTGTGCGCAGTTTCGAGATAGAATCGTACATCATATCCTTGCCATCAAGTTCCTGTCAATATTGGAGGGAGAAATGATAGAGGACGCTTACGCTTGCCGAAAAGGGAAGGGAACTGACTACGGTATCGACCATATCAGGCAACAGATGGAGCGAGTGAGCGATAACTACACCAAGGAAACATGGATATTAAAGTGCGACCTTCAAGGCTTCTTTATGAGTATTAATAGACAGATGTTGTATGATATTGTAGAGAAGGTTATAAGGGAGAAATATCACGGCGATGATGTTGATTTCTGGCTGTGGCTGTGGAAGAAGGTAATTATGAACGACCCGAGCAAGAATTGTGTAAAGGTTGGTGATTTGAGTCTATGGGATAGACTTCCTGCCAACAAGTCGCTATTTACCTGTGGAGAAGGTAAAGGTCTTCCAATCGGCAACCTTCCAAGCCAGATACTCGCTAATTTGCTTATGTCTGCGTTCGATAAATGGATATTGAGTCGTATCGGTAAGAGTGGGGGCTATGGCAGATATGTGGATGATTTCGTTGTTATCAGCAGGGATAAAGGATTATTACTCGAAATACTCCATGACTCTCGTAACTTCCTTTTTGATAAACTGCAACTTACCTTGCACCCCGATAAAGTCTATCTTCAGGAAGTAAAGAAGGGAGTGAAGTTTACGGGTGCAGTAATTAAACCAGGAAGAGTGTATGCTGGTAATACTACGATTCAGCATCTTTTCGATGTTATCGAGAAATGGAATAGCATAGAAAATCCATCGAAGGAACAGACAGAAAAGTTCGTGATTCAGCTAAACTCCTTATTCGGACATCTGGTACATCGTTATAGCTACGGAATAAGATGGCGAGCGTGGAAGGAGATGAGTTATAAAGATAAAATATATTGCGTAAATATGAAAAAGATTGTTGAATTTAAAAAAGAATAAGCTATGAAAGTAAATTTTGTAAAGACATTTATTCCTGTAAAGGATTTTGTCAAGATTGAAAAAGTTGGTAATAAGATTCTCGTCCGTTTTGATGCAGTTATGGATACGTCAATGAACGCATACTCTTGCGTTGAAGGTTCGGTACTGACATCTGAATACAACGAGCAGGAACTACAGAGAGAGTATGAAGCATGGAAACAGAAATGGTCAGAACGAGCATTGGAACTTGCAAAAAAGGCTAAGATTGCAGAGATAACGGACTATGACACCTCGGACAAGGTTAACGGCTTTATACTGAACGGACTGCTGGTTTGGCTCGATAAAGCGACAAGAGTCGGATTAATGAACTCCACTACTATTGCCAAGGCGGCAGGACAGAAGACAACGACCCTGTGGCTTGGAGGCGTGAAGCTGGCGGTGGACTGCGACAAGGCTATTCAGCTACTCTCAGCATTAGAGATGTATGCCCTGGAGTGCTTCAATGTCACGGCAAGCCACAAGGCAGCTGTGAGCGAGCTGACGACCATCGAGGAGGTGGAAGCCTATGACTATAAGTCAGGCTATCCGAAGATGCTTGAGATGAGTGTGTAGCACCATTTTGCTGATGTCAACAAAATGGTGTCAACGTGTAACTAATTAAATTTCTAAAGATTATGTATGTATTAAGTATTATTTCTTTTCTCCTACTTGGAGGATTTCTACTTCTCGCAGCCATGAGGTTTGGCGTTCCTTCGATGGTAAGCGATGTATATTATCAGCTACAGGGATGTACTGGTAGTGAGGTAATTGGTGATAAGCGAAAGCATAATTACGGAAGTGTATTTACGCTGGTCATGTTTGCGAGTGCGATATTGATGCTTATTTCCCTACTTGACTCAGAAAAGGGAATTCAGTTTTTTGCCTTTTTAGGGTGTGCGGGGTTAATGCTTGTAGGATTTGCTCCTAATTACCTTGATAAAGATGACTATATCGTGCATAAGACGGCAGCTATTATTGCGGCTATAGGAGGTGTTGGCTGGTGCGCAAGCGTAAACCTTATTCCTACCCTGTTATTAGCTATTACGGTACTCGTCATCTATTTTCCTCCAGCCAAAAAGCCAAAGACTGTAGGTTATTACTGGGCAGAGGTAGCTGGATTTCTTGATATGTACTTAACTTACTGGATATTCGCATCATGAAGAATGTGCTAAAATTTAACAAGCGAGACTGGATTGGTCTTGCTTGTTGGCTGCTTATCAGCATATTGATAGGTCTGCTTGCTTTGCCTGTAATGATAGGCAGAGAGATATGCCAATACAAACATTATCATTTGGCAAAGTTTGAGTGGGAAGATATTGTGAGGTATTCCGTAGTGATTGTACTCGGTAGTATTATTAATTACTTAATTTTAGATTCATTATTATGAGACAGATAAAAAGAATTTTCGTTCATTGTACCGCTTCTTCTCAGAAGTGGGGAGTTAAGGAACTGTTGGAAGAGTTTAAGGCGAAGGGTTGGAGAAATCCAGGCTATCACAAGGTGGTAACGGAAGATGGAGTTGTGCATCAGTTATTAGACATTAGTAAGGTTAGTAACGGCGTGCATGGCTACAACTCTACTGCTATCAATATTGCATACGTAGGTGGAATTGATAGCAAAGGTAAGCCTATCGACAACAGAACGGAGGCTCAGAAGGTAGCTTTAAGGTCGTTGCTTGTAGAGTTGCATCGCCAATACCCTCACGCAACCATCATGGGGCACAGGGATATTTGGGGCACAGATAGCAAGAAGTGGAAGAAATGGTGTCCTTGTTTCGATGCAAAATCGGAATATAAGGATATAGAATAAAAGATGGCTCATCAAACACTGATATACGAATAATTTGCTTACAGATTGTTACTTTTAGCAATGTTTAACTTTAAAATTTTACACAAAATGAATTGATTTGAGCAAAAAATTGTAATTTTGTCAAGAACATTAACTATAGACAAAAGGAGGTTTTTCATGACACAAGAACAAGAAGCCGAAGTCCAACGGCTGATAAAGGACATTGATGTGACGGAATTGATGGGGATGCTCATGAAGCATGGTAACCGATATTCCAGAAGAATACTGAAATTCTTCAGATGGTTCTGCAAGTATGTTCCAATAAGCCTCATGCTTTTCCACGCATACGGAATGTGGGATTTTAGTCAGCATCCAAGGGAAATGTTCATAACAAACAATGAGAATTTTCCCTGCTATTTATTCATCTACTTTATGGTATATGTTCTACCTATGGTTCTTATACTGGCAAGCCGATTTTTCTTCCTATATTGGAGATACCGCATTCCATTCTTCTACTTTGCAAGCATCAATGCGGCTCACATCGTGGAGTGGAGCTGGTACACTACAAATGACATGATAGATTCCTGCTTTACGATTATGGTAGTAACAGCAATGTTTTATATATACGGATTTTTTGACATGTTTATAAGTCGAACCAAGTTAGGACGTAAAATCTGTGCATAATATGGGAAAGATACTAAATTATAAGATACTCGGAACAGCTTTAAAGTCGCTGAGTGATGCTTGCTTTAAAGCTGACGAGCAACAGAAGAACGGAGAAAAAATCACCGCATGCGGAATGAGCGATGATGATTTGGATAGACTATGTGACATCATCCCTGATATGCTCAATCCGATGTTGAGCACAGAGGAAGTAAAGGAAAAGTTGCACGTTTCTGATGCCACTTTGAACAGAATGGTCGCTAGAGGCGATATTCCGAATGGCGAGTGTAAGAAACGAGGGCATACGAGATATTGGAAGAAGTGGGATATTCTTCACTTCATTAAGAGTAAGAGAAAATCATAACGTATAAGCCCTATCGCATCACGGATAAGCGAGCATATATGAGTATGGATTATATGTTTTGTACTTTGATTATAGTAGCGATAATGGTAATCGTTAATAGTGCGTTCATTACTTATTTGTATCTTTCCTATGAATATAAGAAGGTCGATAAGTACTTCTTGACTTGGATAACAATGTCAACTATGATATTGATAATGTGGTTCGGGGAAGGATTGTATCTGTATCTAACAAATTAATGACGAAAAATTTGGTGGTTTCGGAATTATTGCTTATCTTTGCAATATTTTATCGAGCTTCACTTTTCCGAGTAGGAATGTGATATTTCCCCTATACTATTGGCGTGGTATAGGGGATTTTTTGTTTTTGTCGCTACTATATTTGCGTTTGATATTACCTACTATCACCTTAAATCACTGATAATCAACCACTAAAAGAAAGTTTGATAGAGTTATATTTGCTCTCCCCTATTCTTTGTACCTTTGCATCCGTAATCGATTACATAGTGTTAGTTAATATTAAGGATTTCAAAAGATTGTATTATGGAAATGACAGATGCAAAGGTCGTAGAGAAGAAAATCTACGAAGAGGGAAAGAAGCACGATGATTATGCTTCTAAGGCAACAGGTAATGCTGGCTTGACACTGGGTAAACAAAAATAATGCTCAGTATAAACTCTCTTAATTGCTGGGAACTCCTTGAGAAACAGGACAATCAGCAGCCAAGATTGTGCGTTCTTTGAAATATTTTTTGTAACTTTGCAGTATGGTAAAAGGTATAATTTATAGGTACGAATCCCCATCGGGAAAGTCCTATGTAGGTCAGACAACAGATGAGAAACATAGAAGAAGATGTTTTTTCAATAACTGTTGCTACAGCGGTACTCGCTTTGATAATGCTATACGCAAATATGGAGTACATAATTTTAAGTACGAAGTGCTTTTCTCGGATGATTTTGATTCTAAAGAGGATGCTATTCCCGTTCTTAATGAAAAAGAATCGTATTTCATAAAGAAGTATGATTCTTACAGAAATGGGTATAATATGACTTTAGGCGGAGAAGGTGTTAGGGGTCATACATTAGAAGGAAAATCTAAAGAAAATATGATAAATCACCTCAAAGATTACTATAAAAGTCATAGCAATCCTTTTAAAGGAAAAAAGCATTCAGAAGACATGAGGGCTTACCTTAGTGAGTTAGCCAAGAATAGAACTGGAGAGAGAGCACCTATGTATGGTAAACATCTATCCGATAAGCAAAAAGCTATACTGAGTAAGTGTGCCAAAGAAAGAAAAGGAAGCAAAAATCCTTTTTTCAACAAAAAGCATACGAATAAAGCTAAAAATGCTATATCTACAGCAAATAGTAAGCCTGTTTTGCAGATAGATGCGGCAAGTGGAGAAGTTTTGAAAAGGTTTAATTCCGCTTTAGAAGCTGGAGAAAGTCTAGGTAATTCAAAATTAAACTCCGAAATTGTAAAGGTATGTAGAGGTTATGTATCTCCATCTGGTAGGCATTACATTACATGCAAAGGTTACAAATGGAAATATGCACAATAAGGTTCAACGACTATCCCGAAAGGGAGTACACTCAAGCGAGTGGAAATGGAGAGTATCTCGTGAGAGATAAAGATATAGTCTTATCTGTATGGTAACATACAGCAGTTCATTAGAGAACGGGTAAGGTGGTTGCGTACCTTATCGAAAGTTAGTGATTATTGGTACAGCACTCGGTGCTGGTGCTTGGTTGCTTGGCGGTAACAACCGCAGCGTGTTTGGCTCACTCGGTGGCAGCAATATGCCTGAGAACGTGAACATCAACGCCTATGGAGCTAACGCAAGTTCCAATCAGCCAACCGCCTTGCAGGTAATGGAGAAGGAATGCGATGATGAGGTGAAGTTGCTTACCTACATGTTCGGTATGAAGCTCGACACAGCTAACAAGTTCTACGCTATGCGCGAGACCGACATCGCAGAGAAGTTCTCTATGTATAAGGGTGCTAACGATGCTATCAACGCTGAGAACCGCCGTGCAATGGAGGCTGAGTTCGGTCTTTACAAGTCTCAGATTGATGCGGACTTCGGTCTGTACAAGAATCAGAGAGACCAGTATGACGCACTACAGGCTAAGTATAGCGACCTCGACAAGAAGGTAGCCGTGATGGAAGCCCTCACTCCTTACAAGGAGAAGCTGATGATGGCTTACGTGAACGAGAAGTGTTGCCGCAAGATAGATGGTCAGTTGGTACTTCCATCTACGCCAGTAGTTTCGGGCTACGGCAGCTATTGCTGTAACAGCACTGCTCCTTCCACTCCCACTACAGGAGCGTAACAGAGCAGTAAGGAAGTCGGTTAGACGGACTAAGAAGAAATGAGTTGGTGAGGGGTGTTTGCCCTCGTGGTGGATACCCTCTCACCTCTCTATAATATATCACCAACTTTAAGATATTGATTATGATGAATTTCGGAAACAGCCCTTTGCTTGATATGGGCACAGGTCAGCAACAGCCGCAGATGATGGATGCGGAGCTACAGAAGATGTATGAGGCAATACAGCAGAAGCGAGCATCTATCAATATGCAAGCGCAGCAGTCACCCACACCACTCTGGGATGAGATTGATAAGATTGAGGACAATCTTACAGGCGCACAACGTCAGTACTTGATGCAGAATCAGGAGTACGTCAATAGCTTGCAATATGTGTCTAAGCTGGTTCAAGACGAGGAATTGCGCATCATACGCCCTCGCATTGAGAGTACTCAGCAAGGACAGGAAGCATTGAAGAAACATTTGTCTTTGATGCAGCGTTTGAGAAAAGAAGTAGCGCAAGCAGAGGAACATAAATCTGCTATGCTCAACGATTATATGACTAATCATAGCGATAAGACTTGGCAAGAATATCTCGCTTGGTACAACAAAACAAAGAAAGGAGAAACTAAGAAATGAACGTAACAGAACTTAAAGAGAAACTGCTTACATCGCTTGATTTGTGGGCAGACGCAAGAATAAGTGATATGGTGAAGGAGAACCCTGCATTGGCTATCCCTTCAGTATATATGAAGCGAGCATCGCACAACATCATCGCAAAGAATAAAGATAGTTGGGGCAAGAGTATTGACAACGCTACCCTATTCATTGCAGATGAAAACGGGAACATAGATGCTGATACCATATTTACAGACCTTATGCAGATGTTGGAAAGTATCAGTAATTATGAGTTCGACCTTGGTTTCGTTAAGGGTCGTATTGATGACGGCATTTTGACTATTGACTTGCCAGACAACATCATAACGAACATACTCTTCGGAAGCAAGAAAAGTATCAGCTTTACCAAAACAGATTTTGACGAATTGAAAAGTTTAATAACTGCCGAATAGCAGTAAAACATAAGATAATATGGAAGCAAAAGACATTATGAGCAAGTTTGATGAGCTGTATGGAATGATGTCATCATCAACCAACGTAAAGTATATGCACGTGTTCGGTAATACGATGCGCTGCATGATGAAGGATATGGCTGCGAAGCACCCAGAGTTGGCGCAGGAATATTTAGAGAAGTTGTGCGCTATCAAGTGGAAGAACTACCTTACTAAGAAGGAGGCTTCTGAGATTGTAAACGGTATGAATCCATCTGCAACTTGGGATATGCAGACCTGGCTCAATGCAATGACCGGTCTTGGGATTGCAACAGAAGAGAAGCCTTACTACAACGACTATGCCCTTTATGTTGCAATGAACCAGGTGGTAAGTGACCACGGTTGTACTGTCGCTAAGATTCTTAGCAAAGGCAGTGTGAAGGACATTGATCCTGAACATTTGGTCAAATATGCTCACGAACTTGCGCTTGATTTGCTGAAAGACAAGGATGGCGTGTACGATATCAGAGAGTATTTCTTGAAGTAGCACTAATATATACACGGTTATGAAAAAGGTGTTTGAAAATATTCTATCTTGCAATGATACGCAGGTTATTAAGAACTGCGTCGCAATTATGGCCGACTGTTGTGAAGTTGGGATGAACGACAGTGTGATGCTTGATATGATGAAGCAAGTCAAGGGAGAGGTTGGCGCGTGTCATTTTGATGAAGAAATGGCAGACATGCATCTTTGTCTCATAGACCAGCTTCACACTAAAGATGTAGCCAAGGACTATTGGCATGAGGTCAAGAACGACAACATCAATCTCGAAGACTGGTGCGTTCTTTGGGGTGAAATGGTAAAACGCAACGACGCAAAGATCAAGAAGTGGTTCCCAAAAATCAACACGCTCGACTACGAGCGAAAGATTTTCGACGAATGCGTTTCTTTCCTGGAAAACGGAGGAACGCCATATTATGATCTGAATATCTGATTTTTTCGTTATTCTGAATGAAGTTTCGGTTTTTTTTGCTATCTTTGCATCAAAAGACAGAAACTTTATTTTTATTTATTATTCAGGATAACGAAAATGACAGAAAGATTAAGAGAATTATTAGTATGGGTCGTGATGGCGGTCGTAGCCTACTTAAAGCCTATTGATGGAGAATTGAAGACATTGGCTTTGATTTTCTTTCTCAACTTTGTGTTTGGATACCTTAGCGGTATGATAGCTAAAGGTGAGAAATTTGAACTCAAGAAGGCTCTTATTTGCGTAGGTCACGCAACGATATACTTCGTCCTATGTGCAGCCGTATATACCATTGGTAGGTGGAAGGGGCAAATGGATGGAGCTATTCAGTGTGTGTCTATGATTACCTACGTTGTGATTTACTTCTACGGCATGAATATCACCCAGAAGATGATGGAGATATTCAAGAAGGGCACACCACCATGGATGGTAGCGAACTTCATACATTATTGCCTTGGACTATACTTCTTGGAGAGAATACCTTTCCTGGCATCATTTTTTAACTCGTACAAACAACAGAAAGGGAATCAATCATGTTAATTACAATAGATAGGGCTTGGAAAAAAGATGGCTATACTATTAGTCGTCTGTACGTGAATGGCAAATTGTTCGGATGCAATACTCTTGAAGATACAGACAGAGGATTGCAACAAGATATGTCAATAGATGAAATCAAGAAGAAGAAGGTGTATGGGCAGACTGCAATACCAAGCGGCAGTTATAAATGCGTATATACCTACTCTAACAGATTCAAGAAGATGTTGCCATTACTTCTGAACGTCAAAGGATTTGATGGAATACGCATACATAGCGGTAACTCTGCAAAAGACACGCTTGGTTGTATTATTGTTGGATTAAACAATAAGAAAGGTTGGGTAAGCGATTCCCGATTCTGGACAAACAAGCTTATTCAGACAATGAAGATTGCTTGGGATAAAAAGGAAAAAGTAACGATTGTAATTCAGTAGCTTATGAAACTAATTGATAAGATAACAAGAGTTGTAATTGCTATTGCAGTAGCAATGCTGATTCTATCAATGTTCTGTAGATGTAAGGCGAAAGAGCGAGTGATAGAAAAACAGACATACATCACTGATAAACGTAACGAGGCTAAGTGGGATTCACTCTTTAACGCAAGGCTTATTAAGGAACTGGAATCATATAAAGTATCTCACAAGGAATCGGTGAAGTCTACAACGAAAGAGAAGACTCATATAAGGGATAGTACAGCTTCGAAATACGATGCGAACGGAAACAAAGTCGGCGAAGACAGATTTCACTACGAATTTCACGAGATATCACAGGAAGATGTACAGATACTGAGAGATAGTATTTCGAGCCTTAAGGAATACAAGGATAGTGCTGCGATATATCATAGCAAGTGTGACTCATTAATCTCAGTGATAAGTAAAATATCGAAAGATAAAGTATATGTCGAGAAGCAACTATCAAGGACTGACAGGGCATTTTTGAATATAGGTAAGATTGCATCAGTTTGTCTTTTCATAGGCGTTCTCGCATTTTTAGGTTGGATATACTGGAAGTTAAAGCTACATTAAACGTTCTTAGTTTTTTCTAATGTTTTTATTTGGTTATTAGTTGTTTATAAACAAAAAGGGGTGACCGTACGCAAAGTGTAGCCACCCCTTGAACATATAACATGATCAGCGCAGAAGTTATTCGTCAGCCTGGATAAAAGAGATTCCATACTTTTCAGTATAGTAATTCTCGTTTTTCACACGTCTTGTTTGCGAATCGTAATATAATACAGTTTTGTCAACAGTTTCATAGAAATAACCATACTTTTGCCTAAGATGATACATTGCATTTTGTATGCGCTTTGGAGTGATACGAACTTTATATTTCGTATTTTGTTTTAGACCACTTCTTACACGCCACGATTCCATCTTTCTTGTATGAGTAATCTTCTTGCTCAATTTAGAATAGTCGTATGATTTTCTACCAGAAGACCTCCGTTGTCTTACGTATTCATCTATTCTTTTCTGTGTTTCTTCGGTGTGCCTAAGATGATTCTTTGCAGCACACCGAATTATAGTAGTCTTGGCAAATCCTGTAATCTCTGCTATTTCTCTTGAAGACATCATGGGATATAACTCAATTACTTTCTCTGTAAGACCTTTTACTTTAGAGTACCATACCATAAACTAACGGTTATCACCGCTACCATGCAACTTCCCTCTTAACTGGCGAGAGTGAAGTTTGTCGTAGTTCATTTTTCCTATATCACTAAGTTTGAATCCAATATCGTGAGAAAGTGTTGCACAATACCATAGTACATCACCAATCTCTTTGGCAATTTCCAACTTTTTTCATCTGTAAAAACAGAATCGTTATCACGCAACACTTTCTTAACCTTATCGGAAACTTCACCGGCTTCACCTGTAAGTCCCAATGTAGGATAAATGATAGGGTTAGGATAAATAGCAGTCTCCATAGCTAACTGCTGATACTCGTCTAATGTTAAATTGTTATTTTCCATTTTAATATTTAAAGTTTAAAATTCATGTTCATCACATACTTGGTCGCAAGATGATTCGTGCTGATTATTACAACACCATCCTACGCCTGTCTCTTATACACATCTGACGCTGCCGACGACTTAATAGGTG